GACAGCCGAAGCGACGAGTTGCACGGTTGAACTCTTTTCCGGTGAGCTTCGTGGTGGATCGGCTATCGACGCACAACGGGGCAACACGCTTATTTGGATTGACGGAGAATGCCTTAGCTATGAAGGTGCGACTCTTCAGCCTGACGGGCGGTATTTACTTAGCGGCTTAGTGCGTGGCCAATATGCCACGACAGCCAATAATCACGCTGAAGGGTCTCAGTGCGTCCGTATCGATGAAGCACTGTTTCATGCTCCGTACCGCACGGAAGATATCGGCAAGAAGATTTGGATTAAGTGTGCTTCAGTGAATATGTTCGGATCTAACGAACAAGACCTCGCAGAAGTCCAGGCTATAGAGTATACGATACAGCCGTATTACATTCCTGAAGTTCGAGACCTTGCCGTATATACGAAATATTACGACTTAGGCGACGGCGTTTCGTCTTTCGACGTTATTGCGACGTTTGCTCCGCCTCAAATTACAAGCTTTGATACGGCCGAAGGATGGTATAAAGAAGGGTCAAGCGATTGGAAGTACGGCGGTAACGGTGATGGCCAAATCGTCATCAGTGGGTGTGAGCTTGGTCATACGTATGACATTCGAATCAGGGTAAAAGACCGACACGGCAACTATTCACAAGGCCTTATTAAGAGGTTTACGGTCGAAATGAAGAGTGAAGTGCCGAATACACCTCAAGGCTTTGCCGTTACCTTCGGGAATACGGCCACATTTAATTGGCTCGAGGTGCGAAACGCCGATATTGACTTCTATGAGATTCGACATGACTTGAATCCGGGTCAAGAGGTCGGCCGCATCGGCAAAAGCACGAATACGACATACGTCGGAACGCTGACGGAACGAACCGGACGAGTGTACTTGTACGCTCATAATCCTATGAAGGGATACAGCGCACCTGCTATGCTCGAGTATAACGTCAAAGCACCGAAAGTACCGACGCATATAACGGCTAAAGGCGGTATGTCGGGTATCGGCGTTACATTCGACCCTGTTCCGCTCGGTTGCCGTGGAGCGAACGTATATGTTGATAATGCGGTTTATTTTACGCCGACTAATTCATTCTCGCTGATTCTTGCGCCTGGCGTATACAGAGTACGAGTTGCTTATACGGACATATTCGGAGAAGGCGAAAAGAGCGGTGAACAGCTTGCCACAGTGAAGCTCGAGATAGACAAGTCAATCATCAGCCGTGAGGCCCTGGGACTGGATGAAATAGACAGGGCGATTGCCAAGATTGAAGGCGATGTCGGCGTCGTAAAGTCCGAAGTAACCGGAACGTCGACCCGTATCACGCAGCTGTCTAATAGCGTTGATTTACGGCTTAACAGTCTTGACGGGAAAGAGCTGATATCTCGTATTAATCTGTCCCCGACAGGAACCCGAATCGATGGCAAACTACTGCATGTCACTGGGCAAGCACTCTTTGATGACAACATTGTTACTCCGAAGATGATTCAAGCCGGTGCGGTTACTGCTGACAAAATGCATGTGGAAAGTTTATCGGCTATTTCGGCGACTATCGGCACACTTCGTACTGCAGTTACGGGGCAACGAGTTGAAATACATGACAACCTTATTGAAGTGTACGACGAAAACAATCAATTGAGAGTGAGGTTAGGCGTATGGGAGTGATAAATTTTTTGAAGAAAATATGGAAGAAAATCAAGAAAATTTTTAAACGAGGTGATGACGTGCCGCAAGGATTACAAGTCTTTGACGAAAAGGGGGAGGTTGTAGTGGATATAACTGACCGAATTACAAAAATGACGGGAATGAAAGTATTCTCTACTGTAGAAGATTTTGAAGTAACTATTCCCATTACAGGGAATGAAGTTTGCTGGGTTTCCGCTTGTCAGAACGGGGCTAACGCTTCTAATTTGCCAAAAGATTGGATAAGAAACCCGTTTGATTTTGACTTAATTGGAAACACATTAAAAGTTACCGCTTCACCACAGTTAAAAGGTAAACATTGTACATATATTGTCTTTTGGGGGGTATGTTAAATGAGATACTTAGAAGTAAAGAACAATGAGAATATTACCTCAATCAATGATACTGACACGTGCTTGTATCTGAAAAATAAAGTAAGGGTAACAACGTTTTTCACTTCCGGTGCTACTGGCTATCAGAATTATGGTGCCGCATTGGATTCAGGAAAGGCTTGTGCGTTAGCCTATGATGTGAGTGCATTGAAGGCACCGTTTGATTGGTACGTAAATGTTAGTATCCCTATTCTTGATAGAAAAGAAGGGGAAGCATACCTATACGTTATATCCTCAAAACAAGAGGTTATAATAACCAACCTGTATGAAGAAAAAATAGGTGGCTTTGTGGCAAGGATTAGATTTGGTTGTCACAAGAGTGACAATATACAGCAAATACTAGAAGGAATTACAATCTACGTATATTCAACTAAAATTCCTAATGACGGGAATATTGGTATGCAGGTATTCGACCACGACAAAAACATTGTTTTTAATAGTAATAAATACTGCCTACGTATTATTGACGTAGTCAATAAAATATATCACTCCGGAGTAGAATATAAAAAGGAAGAATTTACAGTGCCTAAACGTCAATATAATACCGAATTGATTGGCACTACACTTGTTCGTACCACAACCATGCACGGAAACACAAATGTTTTTCAAATTGTTCATTTGGGAGAAAAGACCATAGAGGTTGTTCCGGAGAGATATAGAAAAGAAATGTTCTCGAATAAGAGAATCAATTACCTTAACTTGTTTGTTTGCGATTTAAGTAATACCCAAGATTTTCCCGTAGACGTGAATGGACACATTTAAGGAGGTTATATGGTTAATGCAACTCTTGTGCAGGTATTTAACGATGAACTGCACTGCGGATCCGACTTCATTCGGCGATACGTTGCCGACGGCCATGACTTCACGGGAGCGACGGCTGTGATGAAGGTCCGCACAGAGAATGACATCGAGCTTGTAGCAGCCGATTGTGTCGTTGACGGCGACTCCGTCACGGTGAAGATACCCGGCGAGAGAAGTCGAGAGATACCGAGACGGTACCGAGTAGCCAAGTACGACGTGTTCGTAACGAAGGAAAATGAATACAGCTACAAGCTCGTTATGGGCGATATGCGAATTATCCAAGACGAATCAATGCATTAAGAGGGGGAACAAAAAAATGGAAGAAAAACAAAAAGTAGAACTCACATTACCGAATCCGCTTAACATTGCCGTTCAAGTCCCGGGATTACCGGGCAAAGACGGCAAAAGTGCTTACGAGGTTGCAGTCGAACGTGGCTTTGTCGGCACGGTTGATGAGTGGCTCGAAAGCCTTAAAGGCAGAGACGGAGTGAGTGGCACAAGCGAAGCGGTTAGCATGAACTTTCCGACCGTATATCAGATGATGAAGAACAGAGCGATGAAGGTCGACAGCGACAGCCTCGAGGACCTTCTCAAAGCGTTGTTACGGGAGGTCATTCCCGACGGTCGATATACGTCGTATCTTGCCGAATTTAAACTCGTTGACGGTACGTCGGTTGCAGTCGGCGACACGGTCGTACATGTCGAAGGACAGCCCGGATTTTACGTTGTCGATACGAACGGAAATCGTCAGATGATACCCGACAGCGGACGGCTCGATTTTGCCTTATCTTCTCCGTTCGACGGCAACGAGAAGATTCTTACAATGGAGTACCCGAACAGCAACGAAGGCACGGCCGCTTCGCTTACTATTCCGGCAGTACAGACTGGGGGAAGAGATAAAGAGCTGTTCAACGAGAACGGCGTGAAAATTTATCGACGTGCAGACGGACAGGCGGTACTTGAATTCCCTGTATACGCTATGCTCGACACGATATATAATAATCCGAATCTTGACTCGCTTCACTTCGACAGCCTTGAACTTAACGAACTTTCGGGCGGCGGTGACGACATTACGATTACGGGCATGATGTTGCTTGCGAAGTTGACAACAAAGGCGTATTTCCCGAGAGATAAAGAAATGCCCGGGCATATTCAGCTACCTAATCAATCCGAGCGGCTTAACCTCGAGTTCAGGAGAAAAGGCCGAGCAGAAGGATACGCCGATGATGTGTTCAGTTGGGCGAACGTTGACTGCGACGGCTCGACTTTCGACCACGGCGTAGGGGTCAGCTATGCTAAGCAAGACAGACTTTAAGGGGGCGGCCTATGTGGACATGGAGTTTTACGGTTGAGAGCGTCGCCGCAATAGTAGTTATCATCGGTAGTGTGTGCGGCGGTATATATTATTATGGTATCTCACCGATGTTAGAGAACATAAAAAAAGACCGTGAAAACGATATAAAATTCATCACAGCTAAGTACGATACGTTGATTGAGACACTGAAAGAGTTGAAAGAAGAAATCCGATTATCTCGGCAAGACCGTATACAGCAAGCACAACGTCATCTTCAGCTTGTTGGACGTGTTGACGTCCTCGAGGCTCGTGTAAATGATTTGCGCAATGAGCTGCACGAGAAAGAGAAGAAATCATGAATATCGACAGAATTAACATAGCTGACTTGATGGTCATTGCAGGGCTTGTAATAAGCCTTGTGATGGCTATTTTATTTAGTCTTAATGAGTTGGCAATGAGTATCGCAAGTGGCCTTCTAGGCTATATCGGCGGTGCCAAGACAGCTGTACATAAATCAGAAAGGAGTGATGAACAGTGAGAGAAGTTACACTACACGAACTGAAGTCCTTAGCAAAGGCGGCATATTGGGACCTGTGGAATGGAGCGAGAAGTCTTGATCGTGATGTTAAGCTGTATATTCATTGGCCTGTATCACGTTATGACCAGACATTCGATGATTACCACGTGAATATTACGGGGGATGGACGCGTGTTCGTGTCAACTGATAACCTCGCCGAAGTCAAATCGGCAACGTATATGAGAAATACGGGCAGTATCGCAATTACGCTTTGCTGTGCGCTTGGAGCAGAAGGCCCCAACGACCTTGGCCCGTACCCGCCTACGGAATCCCAGATTAACGCAGCCGCACAGGTTATCTGCGTTCTGGCCGATGCATTAGATCTTACGATCGACATTGATAGGGTTATGACGCATGCCGAAGCGGCTGATAATCTCGACGGGCTTAATACGCACGAGGATTACGGCCCGAATTCAACGTGTGAGAAGTGGGACTTGTGGGTCTTACGCGAGGGTGAAGAACCCGGCACAGGTGGCAGCCAGTTACGTGGCAATGCTAACTGGTACCGTGCTTACGGGAATTTACAAAATATATAATGTATTATAAGGAGCGATAATTATGGACAAAAAACAAATCTTGAACATTCTTGCTAAGGAAGCCGCACAGGCGGCCAAAGACCAAGCGACGGCGACGCTTGCAGCGTTATCAGCTGATGATTTGCGGCCGCTTGTTGCAGAACAATTGAAGACGATTACAGCACCGTTACAGGCGGAAATCGAAACGACTCAATCCGTATGGGTGAAGATTCGTAATCGAATTTATCTGCGAGTCATTAATTCTGCGATAGACAATATCATACAGACGATTCAAGACGGACTTACCGAATTGAGTAAGAAATAAGCAAAAGGCCTTCCAGTATATTCTGGGAGGCCTTATTTTTGTATGCCGAGGCTCAGGACTTAAACCGGTCGGAAGCCATTCGCCGGCTAATTAACGAAGCTTAATTTTCTACCATATTTTCTACCAAAGTTTCAAAAATTTGCACCGCACAGCAAAGGACGATACTTAAGAAATGGCTTAATGGCGGTATGTAGCGTACTGTCTACTGACGCACAAGAATCGTCTAAACTGATTGGAAATCATGTGTGCGGTGAATTCCGTACCCAGGGTTCAAATCCCTGACTCTCCGCCATACTGTAAGATAGGGACTGC